CCTATAAAGCGCTCAACCGGCTAATCCAGTCGAGTGCTGCGGACATGACAAAGCAGGCCATGGTTGACGTTTACAAGAGCGGAACGGTGCCTTTGCTGCAAGTCCATGACGAACTGGCGTTTAGCGTGAAGTCGGTAGAACAAGCCAAGGAACTTGCGGTCATGATGCAGAACGCCATCAAGATATCGGTGCCTAACAAGTGCGATATTGAGATAGGCCCTAGCTGGGGAGATTTTGACATTGTCGAATAAAGTCTTATATAATCGCACACAGAGGTGCGTGTAATATGGATACATCAAAGTGGAAAAGCGTCCTGCTTCCCAAGGACGTTTATCAAGAAATTGTGGTAATTAGCCACGTAGAAGGGCGCACTATCAGCGGCCAGCTACGTATTGTTTACGAGGCGTGGAAGAACGCTAACTTGTCCGACAAAGACAAGCGCTACATCGCAGACGAGGTTAAAGATTTTAAAAGCCGTACAGAGTTGCCCAAGAAAGACGAAAGAGATGCGGTGTTTTCTTTAAAGAAAGGAGCAGAAGGTGTCTAAGTCCATAGAAGAAAGTTTCCGGGTTGCATTAGAGACTGTGGAAAAGCAAATAGAAACCAAGGGTGCCGCAAACAGCGAAGACGTTGAAAAGCTGCAAATGTGGCAGGCCCTCTTGGGCGTTAAGCACGAAGCCGAAAAGCAAACGAGCGCAAAAAAAGTTGGGTAAACGGATAATAATAGAGTTGGACGAGGATGACGCAGAAGAGGTCATCTTCCAGATACAAAGACTCTCGGAGCTATTGGAAGCTTTGGATTTCGATAGAATACATGATCTTCTATCGAGGCTGTCAGCTCTAGATGAGGTGCCCAAAAAGGGTAAACGGAAGTCGCGTGGTAGTGCGTAGCGCCATACGTCAGGTCAGTTGTCGCACCATTCATAGCCAATAAACTCCACATCCGTGCATCACGCCACGCGTCCATGTCTGTTATTTCCTCCGGGCGACCATCACAGAAAAAACTAAACTGGCAGCGATGACGAACGGGCAGGTTGCTTGGTGAGTTAGCGTAGGTTGGTCCTTCCATGACCACGGCACACGGGTCAGAAGGGTAACGAGGATCCGCCACGCGGTTTAATACCACGTGGGCTACCCCGCTTTGTCCCGCAGCAGGCTGATTCCGCGCTTCAAAATACACGGCCAACGCCACGCAGAGCATTGAATTTACCATTAGAACAACTCTAAATTTTGTTGTTTATTACCTACCCAAACCGCAGAAGAATTAAAAGATTCTATTCTTGCGGCGATGTTAGCGGCTCTTTGCCCCGCAGACGGCGGTGCATACATTCCAAATCGACTTAATTGATTGTTGTTTCTTGCGGCATTAGTGCTATCCGCGGAAGCTAAAGGAAGGTTTATGAATATTTTGGGATCTAGCATACGTAAGCCATGTAATTTTGATTTGGGCCTACCCGAAGAATCACAGCAAACGTTCATAGCCTCTTCCATCCTTGACCACCACCCCTTTGTGTTAGGAGTAGCCCATTGACCCGAACTTCCTATGGCTACCCATTCGAATCGATCTACCATCCACTCAAGCCATTCTAAACTTTCGTGTAAATGCCAAACCGGGACGCCTTTTGCGTTTAAACCGAGCCGAAGCCATTTATTAACTAAAGCTACGTTATGGGATTCACTGCCATCTATCTTGTCGGGTATCAAGCACCAATCAAAATTAGGGTGTCTATATAAAGACTTTACCCAATCTACATAAGCGTCAAAATTAATTTCATCACCGGACTTTTTCCATTCGCTAAAAGCCCCGTTGTCCAATATAAAAGATTGGCAGTTTTCTAAAACAATACCTAACTGCTCCGGGTGAGCATGGCTAACCAAAGCGTGCCTTCCCCGCAGCAATTCGGCGGCATCGGTGTTTTTACCGCCAATAGGAGTTCCGTGATATTTAATCAATGGATGATTTCGCTGATGCCTTCTTCCGAAAAAGAAATTTCGTCAAGGCAGTCATAACAAATGATCGATTCAATCTCCGCTTCCTCTTCTTGCAGGAGCCGTATTAAAAAAGGTTCTAACTCAAAAGCCTCTTCGCACCTAGAGCAGACGTGTATCCTATTTATCTTCACTCGTTCCACTGCGCGTACCTCTGTAAATGTAATCTCTAACGGTGTCTATCGGAACGCCAAACTTAAGTGCAATCCACTCTATCTTGCGTTTTTCGACAAATCTAGCGTACCGTATTTGATCTACCGTGTCTTGAGGCCACTTTACCGGGCGTCCCATCTTAGCCATACTATACTCCTTGGTTTAAAGACGCACAGATTATACTTTGTTTATGTAAAAAACAAGTTGCACTTCGGTTTTATATAAGATTAGAATGTGGGAACAGGCCAAAACAATGGACTTAGATAAACTTAAGCGCGATATGTTCAACGATCCGCAGCTCATGTATCTCAATTCCATGGCCCCAGAAGAATTAGCCGAACATTTAGTTGAAGTACATCGGGCTATGATGCAAGGCGAATATGGTATATTTGGATACTTATACCGACAACAGACTTTAAAACTTCGGGAGCGGTAGGTCTCCCGTAGCATGCCCCAGCGGGCGGTGGGCAGGTTCGTTAAACACCCGCAGCTTGTGACGTAGATTCCTTGAACTAAATTTTTTTAGTTTTTTACGGGCACACGCCGCTTGGCCCACGTCACGGGCCACCTTAACAAGGAGTATGAAATGGGAAAAGACCCCGTAATGGCGGATTTAGATCGCTACTTAGATTCGCTAGAAGAAGATTTTGTCGAGGAGTTCGACAGAAAACGAGAACGAGATGAATATCTCGCTGACCAAGAAGACCCTTTGGAGGGATAACATGATCTTAAATGATAACTTTGACAACCACGTGTTTATGATTGCTCAGGCTCTTGTAGAGTCCGGTAAGCACACGAACCGTTACGAACTAGCACGTGAAGCCGTTTTGATCGCCGAAGCAGTCTCAGACGAACTAGCGAGGTTAGCGGACAATGCCTGATTACGACGACACGGATCGCGGCGCTTTGTTTCGTAACAAGAAAAAAGAAAAGCCCACCCATTCTGACTACAACGGCTCTATAAACGTAGGCGGTGTAGAGTACTACCTCAATGCGTGGATGAAAACGTCCAAGGCAGGGGAGAAATACATGAGCCTGTCGGTTAAAGCAAAAGACTCCGCGCCCCGCGAGCCTTCCACCCCACTTGGGGACTTTGATAAGGATTTGCCATTCTAATGAGTAAGTTTTCACGCGCCGATAACGGCAAAGGCAGCAAAAGACGCCCTCAGTCAATCCCCGTAGAAACTTTCGGGGATAACTGGGCGCGTATCTTTGAAAAGAACAAGGCGGAAGAAAAACGTAAAGCCGACCTACAACGGAAAATTGACGCAGAGAGTCAAGAAGATGATGACTAACTACGCCATCCCCCGTTCACCCGTACGCACAGTGGATGAAAAGAAGTCCGTTAGGAAACAACTCCAACGGGATATTGACGCTTTCTTGGCCAAGGGCGGAAAAATTGTAGTCTATCCAACAGGGTTTAGCTCAGATGACGCCTTAAACCCTAAGACCGGATGGGAAAAAGAACTTCGTAACGATCCGGAGAAGCGATGAAAACTCGAATCCACGTCAATCAACACAACATCCGCGCCAATGCTAAAGGGGCGGACTTGCCAGTACTCACGGTTAAAACGTATAAAGAGAATGTTAAGTGCAACCGTGTCGCGGTTCACGGCCCAAGCACCGTGGTCTACAGCCCCGATAAGCCTCTGTCCTGTGGGGCGAAGGTGTGGATTGAGACCGTAGCGGAAGTAACCGTGGACGAAACGCCTCAAAATGTACAAAGCAACGTATAAGACGCATTAAACGGGAAAAGCAACATGTATGAATACAATTGCAAGATTGTGAGGGTAATTGATGGTGATAGTATCGTGGTGGATATTGACCTTGGTTTTAGCCACTGGATTCATGGTGAGTCTATCCGTCTTTATGGTGTGGATTGCCCCGAGTGTCGTAGCCGAGACAAGGAAGAAAAAGCAGCCGGACTCTTGGCGAAGGAATTTGTCGAAGAAGCGCTGCACGTCGGAGGAACATACACTCTTACCACCAAAGAAAAAGGAAAGTTCGGGCGATACCTCGGAACAATCTACCTGACCGATAAAACCTCGATAAACGCGGCTCTTGTGAAGGAAAGACTTGCCGTTCCTTATT